ATCCTGCCAGCTCGACCCCGAATTCCACCCGCGCAAAAGGCCCCGTATTGATCTGCTCGTCCAGCCCCAGGGTCGCGCGGTCCAGATTGCGCTCGACTGTGTTGCCGTCGTAGATGGTGCGCTGCAGGCCGGTGGTCAGGATCGCATTCAGCCCCGCGGTGGGCGTCGGGTCCGTGCCGTATGTGTCCTCAATCTTTGCGAGGATAAATCGTTTACGCGTCTTCATTCGGCGTCACCTCTTTCTGGACGGGCTTGGCCGTCGGTTGCGCTGCGACGATTGCCGCCTCTCTGGCAGACCGGGTGCACTCCACCCGCTTAACGCTGCCGTCCTTTTGCTTCATGTACCTGCCACCCTTGCGGTTCATGGCTTCCTCCTAGGTCTGTCTGAATTGAGTGCGCGCCGTGAAGGTCTCGCGCCACCAGATGTATTTGCCGCTGAGGCCGATCAATTCGCCGCCGCCGGCCTCCATTGCATCCCATTCCTGCCCGTTGGCGTTCGGGTGCTTCCATCCCACCGCGGCGGCCCGCAGCTCGCGGACGCGATCCTCGAGGTCTGTCAGTTCGCAGCCGACCATGCAGATAACCTCCGCGACTTGCTCCTGAATCGTCACGTTGTCGTAACCGCTCTCGCCGAAGGTTTCGGAACTCGGGAAGACCATCACGACGGGGAAGTCTTCGTCGTAGTTCTCAACCGGCTCAGTGGTGAATGCGTTCTTCACAGGCGCGGCGAGACCCGCACCTTCAAGGTGCGCTATGAATGCCGTGTGGATCATCGGATTCCTATCTGCCGCTGCAGGAAATGGTCGAGCTCGTTGGCGAGCGTCTTATCGGCGTCCTGCGCCATCATGCTGTTGATCTCATCGATGCCGGCCTTGCCGCGCACCATGTGTGCAACTGAGGGGCCGGTGAGCTTGCGGATAGGCAGGCGGGCCGCACCGATGCGCTGGAATATCTGGTACTGTCCGATGCCGTCTTCTTTACCAACCCGGCCCTTACCCCAGAATCCACCTTTCACCACGTAGCTGCCGCGGCTTTTGACCACGCGAACCCGGACGCCCTTGCGTGATCCTCGGGAGCCCTTCCTGATCGGCTGATTGGACTTTTTCGGCATGGCACCACCGACAGCAAACTGCCGCAGAGAGATTCGCCCGTCGGTGTAAATCAGGAATCCTGACGGGACGCCCTGCTGTGTGCGCACACGCTTCTTGAGGGCGCTCTTTAACTGCCCGGCCTTAATGTTGTATCGGCCCCGCACGCTCTTGCTGACGCGCGTGGCCGCTTTCGCGTGCAGCTTCTTGACAGCAGAGAATGTCGCCTTCTCAACGACCTTTGGGTCGTAGGTGCGGCGGATCTCGTCCAGGTTGTCGAATCGGACATCGATCACGCGGTGGCCTCGTATTCCAGAAAATAGCCGTTATCGGATAATCGCCGCCCAAGGGTGTAGGCGACGCAGTCATACACGAACACATCACCCCGCTTTGGGTCGAAATTCACATCGCAACGGGCAATCCGCGCGACGTAGTTAATTCGGGAAATCTGGCCCGACTCGTCTACGACTTCGACATCCCGGCGGAGCACCAAAGGCACATCCGCGCGGAATTGGTCAGGTCGCTCAAAGACGCAGGTACGACCGAACACCCCGGACAGGGTGCCGGCCACCTCCCGGGCCAGATCATCAAACATCGACTGTCACCGCTTACGTGGTTGAGCCGTTACCGGGCAGGAGCTGTACTTCTACCGTTGTCACGCCATTGCCGGCAGCCGTCATCGCGACGACGCCACCTGCGTTGTCACCGGCGGCCGGGGTGTTGGTGTCGACGAACTCTCCCGCAGAAGCGTCCCATGTCAGGGTCTGCCCCTGACTGATCACGTCCGCGCTGTTGCATGGCACCTCGAACACCTCTGTGATGTGTACCGTGCCAGTTTCACCAGCACCGATATCCACCGCAGCGATGCCGACGAGACCGCCGACAATAACGACAGCGCCGCTAACTACCGCACTGCCTCCGTTCGTCCACTCAATGGTGGAGCCCTTCGCTTTGTGATTGGCCGCCATGTGCGTGCCCTCCATTACTCAGATTCAATGAAAAACGGCACCCGAAGGTGCCGCTATGGGGTCATGGACGGTTAGGCGCCCGGGTTCTTGTACAGGCCGCGATAATCAATGGCCTTCGCCGCGAAGTCGTGGCGCGCCTTGATCTCTATGCCGTCGATGTTGAAGCCCTCGCGGGTTTCGATGTAGACGCCCTGATTGCCTTCCAGGTAGCAATACTCAATTGTATCAACCTGGTTGAAGTCGGCAGCGATGTACCATGCGTTGCCGGTGAGGCGCGGCTCAACTACAGGGTTCAGGCTGCGCATGGACGTCGGGATGGCGTTTGCCTGCTCCGAGGGGCGAATCTCCGTAAGGAACTTCTCCAGCTCGGTTTCAGCATCCGCGCCAACAATCACATGCCGGGGCATCACGTTGATCAGACGACCTTCCATGCCGGTCTGCTTGCGCATCGCGGCACGCGCGGTGCCGATCGTGCCGGTGCCAATGGCGTCGCCCGAGGCCGCAAGGTTGCCGTGGTCGGCGTCGAACAAAGCCGTGCCGTCCTGAAGCACAGCATTGTCGACCGGGATCGCCCAGACCAAGTCGGACTCAAGGTCCGCCGCGGCCCGACCGAACATCATGGGTACCCGAGTAAGGGCGTCCATGTCGTCGTTGATGATGGTCTGGCGAGTGAACGGCAGGATCTTGCCGTAGGTTGCCAGCGAGTAGGTTTCCTTCTCGTCTGACACCTTGCCGTACTTGAACTCGCCGTTTTCCTTGACCTCCTCGAGGGCAGGAGCACCGGACAGGCGCACGCGGTTGACTGCGCGGAAGTCGCTGGCCGACGCCTGGCGGAATACACCGACAAACGTGCGGGGCGCGCTCTCGTAGCCCATCAGCAGCGTGCGATTGAACACAGCGCCAGCGATGTTGGCCAGGTCCGAGGTGGACAGTGCGCGCGTTGCGATCTCGCGGGATGACATGCCCCTGACATCCACGCCCTGCCGCTGCAGCAGATCCTCGCAGAGCCGTAGGAGTGACATGCCGCCGAACTGCCGTCCCTGATCGGTCAGCGTCTCTACACCGCCGCGTGAAAGCAGAGCATTCGTGGCGGCACCACGCATGTCCTCGACCACGCGATGGTCAACGCTGGAACGGACACCGCTGACCTCCTCCGATGTGTCCTGATCTGCCCAGCGCTCGATGATCTGCTGGCGGGCTGCGTCAACGGTTACGCCCTCCCGGATCAGCTCGTCGGCGAACTCGCTGTCCAGTCTCGCGGCACGGACTGCCGATTGGATTTCCGAGACTCGCGTACGCTCTGTCTGCACAGCGCGCTGGCTGGCATCATTGGCGGCGCGGGTTACATCGTCCTGCGTGATAGTGGATTCCGGGGTTTCAGTGGCCGCCGGGGTTTCGGTCGAACGTACTTCTTCGGTAGGCATATTGGCCTCTCCTTCGGTTGTGGGCCCGACGGCCCGTTTAACAATCTTTGCCTGACTACTTTTGCGCTCCGCACTGCGGGAGACCGCAGCGTCATCGAAGCCCATGGGGACGAGGGATACTTCCATCGGCTCCCAGTCGACGGCCCGATAAACATCGAGCTCGCCCTGTTTCTCGGTGACCTGGTACTCGTGCACCATGTAGCCGATGCTCACGTGGCGCAGGATGCCGTCGCCAACGTCCGCAAGGATGGACGCGACGTCCTCTCGCTGACTGAATCGCACGGACACCATGAGCTGCCCGTTCTCGACCCAGGCGCGGTCGACCACGCCAAGAACGTCGCCGACTTCCCAGCTGGAGTGCGTGTTCAGGAACGGCGCGCCGTTGTTGAGCCGGTCCATACGGATCGACGCATCAGTCATGTCCAATTCTTCGTAGTAGTCGCCACGCATCCAGCTGCGGCGAAGCCCGCGGGCACCCGTACTGGCGATGAAAGTGACGGTGCGCTGCTCCGCGTCAAATGTTTCCGGGGCTGGCGCCGCCCGAACATCGAGCATCGGCACCTCCCGGGTCTCTGTCAGTGCTTCAGGCATCTTCGGTTTCCTCCTTCAGTGCCTCGTTCAGATTCCCGGCCATGGAGAACCGGCTGCAATCCCAATCGAAATAGAGTTCTCGCTTATCCAGCTCGCGCTTCCAGCGCTCCATGCTGGCGATGACCACTTCCGGGTCACGACCGCGCATGCGGACCATGTCGCCGTAGCTGAGTGCCCCGAGGCGCATTTCCTCGCGCAGGGCTTTGATTTCTTTGCCTGGATCAAGAAGGTCGCGGCTTGGGGATACCCAGTGCACACGAACAGGCTCCCGGATACCCCGGGCCACCGCCGCGGCCTCGAGGAACCATTCCAACTCCCGGCGACAAAGACGAGGAATCACGGTATGCGTTCGCCATTGGTCGATGTTCTTGTAGAAGGCCAGCCAGCCCATGCGGCCTGAAAGGAAGCTCACGTTCCGCAAGTCACCTGTCAGTGCTTCGTATGGCATCCCTAGGCCGGCGGCAATCGTCATCAATTGGGCGCGGTCGAAGTCGGACATGCCCTCGACCCCGGGCGGCGTTGCAAATGTCACGTCCTTGCCGGGCGGTAGCGATTCGACGCGGCCCGGCTCTATGCGGTCGCTGATCGGCTGGCCGGCGTGGCTTGTCCCGGCCCCTGGCTCTGACTCGTGCACGAATACGGCGTAGCATGCGGCGATCTTCTGGCGCAGCTGGTAGGCGTCACGGGTGTCTGCAAGGTCACGCAGGTCGGTCATGATTGGCGCAAACCAACTCGCGCCATCCAGCTGCCCGGGTCGGTCAAGTCGGTAGGCGTGCGCGATCTGCTCTGCCGGCACGCGCACGCTGGACCAAGAGGAACGTAATCCCCGGTATTGCTCGCCCGGGTGCGCCTTATAGATGTGGTACGCGATCACCTCGCCGGTGTTTGATAGCTCTTTCCCCTGCACGACCAGGTTGCCGCGATAGTCCCGCAGCGTCATGTCCAGAAAGTCGGGCTCCAGCATCTGCACCTGGTACGGCAGGGCGAACCGCGACTGCCTGCGCCGTCGGAACCTCTCAAGGACCGAGCCGCTTTCCACGATTGACCGAAAGCCGATAGCCTGCCGGGCGTAGAAGTTGCCAGATTCCTCGGCCCCGCTCCCATCCTGCGCGACGTGCTGCTCCCACAGTTCGGTGAAGGCGCGAGAGCCGGCGTCACTGCTTGCCTCGAACTCCGGTCGGATTCCGGTGCCGATGGTGTTGGCCACCAGCACATTGACGGCGTTTGCGGCATGGCCGTTGTCACGCACCATTTGGCGCGCACCATTCCTCAACGCCGAAGCGGATACCGCGATCTCGGAATTCGCACTCGTGCCTGGCCTGACCCACCCATCGTTGCGTCGGCCGGTGCTGGCGGATTCGTATTTGCGCAGCACGGACATAGCAGACTTGTGCTGCACGTACTCCCGCTGCGCCCGCGCCCGGGAAGCCGCCCACGACGGAGCGACCGAGAGCAGCGCACGCTCGGTGAATGACGGTTTATCGGGCATCAGAAGCCTCGGCTGTGGCTCGGGTATGTGACGTTGGTGTGCGTGGCACGCATGCCGAGAGCGGACTCTATGTCGGCGATCACCCGCTGCATCTCATCGAGCGAGCGGTAGCGGACCTTGCTGCCGTCCGGAAGCGTTGCCTCCAGAATCCCGCGGGCATACGAATCCCGCAGCGCTGTGATCTGTGACTGTGTGTACGCCATCGGTTACCTCAAAATTCGGACATAAAAAAAGCGACCCCTTTCGGAAGTCGCCTTCTGTGGATTACCACCCCTGCCTTACCTTGCCGGGCCAAGCCTGGCCTCACCGAGCTCTGCCATGCCATGCCGGGCCTAGCCTGGCATTGCCTCGCGGTGACGATAGCCACCCGGATCACCCCTCTATGAAGGGATCACCGGCTGATTACAGCCCTTGCCGTTCCTTGCTAAGCCACGCCGCGCCTAGCCTGACCATGCCGCGCCGGACCGAGCCGGGTCGCGCCTCGCCACAAGGCTACTTCTTGCTCGAATCAAATAACTTGAACACGTCGCGCTTACTCTCCTCAATCACGCCGCCGAGAGCCGCCATGCGTATCTGCGTGTCGGTATGGCGCTTTCTATCCTCGACCTCTAGGGCGTCGACGCGGGTGTGGTCGAGTAATCGCTTACCCTTGCGTAAACCCTTCTCGATGTAGCGCGATGCCTCCTCGGCAGCAAAGCGCGACTGCTCTGCCGGCGGCACCAGCCTATAACCGCGCCCGCGAACATTCTGGAGCGCGATGTTATGCACCTCGAGCAACACCGTCTTCATGGCGTCCATGCGCTCCAGAAGCACGAACTGGTTGTTCCGCATCACTGCATCGTTGATTTCTAGCAAGTGCAGCCAGTAATCATGCGAAACAAGGTCACCATCCACGAAGTCGGCGGCCAAGAATTGCTCCACAGCCTCATCCAGGCTCCACACTGTATCCGATCCCGTGTCACTCATAGGACAAAACCTCCACCGAAAAGCGCCCGAACTTCGGCCTATAGTCGCCGATGCCGCAGTATAGCCCCGCCTCGGAGAATGCACTGATCACCTTTTCGGCATCCAACTCCTTGACATCAACTGCCAGCGTGCAATTCAGCGCCCAGTGAGTGAACATCGGTCGGCACCGCGGAATGCGCGACTGCCCCTGCTTCACGGTTCGGAGGTCGTAGAATGCCTTGTCCCACAAGCCCTTTAGAGTTCGCGGGCCATCGTACTCAAGCGGATGTACGTCATCCACAAACACCACGGATCGAGTTATCGCCTTTCCGAGCTTGCGACGCCGCGCTCCTGCTGTAAGGGATGCTTCAAGGCATTTGTCCGGCAAGTGCGGGCCGTGCTCCTCGTCAAAGTATATCCCTGCCCTCCACTCTGATTCGGCAATAGCCCATTGATCTTCCTGTGTTCTGAGCTTGCCAGACTTGTCAGTGAGCGCCTTGTGTTGCCGGGTGATCGGGTTCAGCGGGTTCGCCAGTGTCTCGCTGTGCATCAGCAGTGGGCGCTTGCCGACAATCCGCAACTTGATGATTTGATGATCGTTCATTTTGCTGCCCTCGTTTAGCCATGGCTTTTGTGCCATAACCGAACTATAGTACAGCATACTGTATCATTACAACTGTTTAGTATATTCCCGCAACAACAAAGGTAGCCTACAATGGAAAGCATGCTCACCGGTCAAAAACTGCGCGCCATCCGATCCCTCAAAGGCATGAGCCAGAGAGAAGTGGCAGAGCGCGCTGGCATCAGCCCTGCATCGCTCGCAACCTTTGAGTCAGGTCGGTCAGACATGCGAGCCGGAACCATTGTTAAGCTCTGCGAGGCAATGGGGGTAACCATCACCTACAAGATCGACGGCACCGAAATCAGCGGGCCCTAGCCCCAGAAATCACTTTTCCTGAACGTCACGCCGTGCTTCGTCTCGACGCCATCCTCCGGCTTCGCCTTGAGGATCCCGAGCGACTCACGCAGAGCGGTCCAGTCGTCATCGGTCCAGCGGTCGATTCCCTTGATCGCGGCCGCCGCCCGGGCATACACCCGGCAGTCCAGCGGCTCATTGCGCTCGTAGATCTTCTCCCACTGCCAGACCGTGTACCCGGCGCGATTCTTCCGGCGCGCCAGCTGCTCACCGCACAGGCCCTTGAAGTACTCCTCCCCGTATTCAGGGAATTCACACCAGCCTGCCGGTAACGGCTCGCCGCTTTCCTCGGTGGGCCGCTTCAGCTTCAGCCAGCTATACAGCTCGGTCTTCAGAAGGTTGACCCCAACACCCCAGAGCATCACGCCGCGGCGAAGCTTCCGGCCTCGCTCGTTGACGTCCACCGGCTTAGGTATGCCGATGAGGGTGGTGAGGTTCTGCTCGCCCTTGATCGGTACCGCCTGTGGCTGCGCGAACTCGCGGCAGAAGGTGTACACCGTCTGCGTCTGGTCACCAGAGTCGATCGCGGAGCACGCGATCGGCAGATGCACGCCACTGCTGTGCTGCCATGTCGCACCGCTGATCAGCTTTCGCAGTTCAGCCCAGGGACCCGATGGCCCGAGATCCGACGTGTCGCCGGGGAACACTCGGTAGTCAATGCTCTGCGATCGGCGGCCCGGGCCCCATCCGACGACCTCCAGCTCAAGGCGGCCAGGTGATCGCTGGACATCCACACCCATCGTGATTAGGCAGACCCAGTCGGCCACCACGTTCTGCCGGTATTCGGTGCCCCGGGTTCGCTCGTAGAGGCGCTCCCAATCCGGCGTGTCGCCTTTCTCCTTCCAAGTCTCCCCGCGGGTCTGGTTGACCCATGTTTTCAGCTCGGTCGGATTTCCCTTTCGAGCAAGAAAGTCGCGCATGATCCGCGACCAGTCCGTCATCGGGCTGTAGGCGGACCAGATATGGACCGCGACGTGCCGCGGCGCATCAACAGGGTTGCCGTCGATGTCGGTAAACTCGATGCCGTCTTGCGTCGTCAGGCCCGTATCTGGATCCCGCCAGACGCAGTCGGTCTGCACCTCCTGGCTCTGCTGGTAGGTGAAGAATGCCCCACACTCCTCGCAGGCATACTGCGTGGTCATCGGATCG